CGCCGATATACTATGGAACCATTTATTGGTTGCGGATGATGGAATCGAACCATCAACTTCAGCTTATGAGACTGATGAGATACCTTTTCTCTAATCCGCAGAATCTTGGTGAGTAGAGAGGGATTCGAACCCCCAACGGTTCCTAAGTAACGGATTTACAGTCCGCCGCGACACTCGCCATCTTCGCCGTCTACTCATTTCCATATTGAAACACACTCAACATTACACCCTTGATTCGCTGCTGCTACTAGGGGCGGGTTCTAATGTGTTTCAATATGGTCCGAGACTCGAACTCGGCATGTAAGCGGCTTCGCAATCGGGTAGCGCAATTTCCCTAGCACTGACTAACACAGGTTAATTAAGCCCGCTCTCATCAGTGAAGCCTACACAGCTTCCTGCACCATATTGAAACACACTTGAGGTAACCGTGACAAGCGGGGGCTTTTTACACCTCTCTACCTGCGTGCTCACCAGACAGTCACTTCTGTTCTAAGGACGCTTTCGATTTAGTATGCTTCAGTATGGTGCCTCAGGTGGGACTCGAACCCACAAAATTTGGCTTCTAAGACCAACACGTATACCAATTCCGTCACCGAGGCATGGTGCCCGAGGCCGGACTCGAACCGGCACGCTCTCTTTCGAGGTGGCGGCGGATTTTAAGTCCGCTGTGTCTACCGATTTCACCACTCGGGCTTGGCCTGACCGGAGGGATTCGAACCCCCGACCAACGGATTAGAAATCCGTTGCTCTATCCTACTGAGCTACGGTCAGATATAAGATTACCGAATTTTTAAAGAACAATCAATCACTCAACAGAATACATTCTACAGACTTTTCTATGGAATGTCAAGAACAAATTCTACTGTTGTTTTTTTACAAGTGGAGCACAGGGTCGGATTTGAACCGACGGCTTTAGAGTTTTGCAGACTCTTGCATTGGGCCGCTCTGCCACCTGTGCTTAGATACTATTCAACAAAAACTTAATTTCTGCTAGGTTCTTATATATAAGGACTTTATCGGACATTGAATTAATGCTATCTAAAATTAAGGATTTATTTTCATCCCAGACATCTCTTAGAGGTGTTACCTCAACATTTACGAAGAAAAGACTTGTTTGTCCACCACTTAATGGTAATGTGGTTTGTCTCTCTACTCTAAAAAATAAATTTTCAAAGATCAAAGGTGTGTCATCATACATTTTCTTTACATCAGGATGATTGCTCAATTCTGGAACTCGATTAATAGTCCACACAAATCGTTCAAAACTTCCCATTGTTGGATCAGACATCACTGATGCAAGCTTACCACTCACTTTTCGCAACTGTTCTCCATCAGCAACAGGTTCATGAATTTCATACAATGATTTGCCAAGTGCTGAGTTCGGCACCCATGAACTAGGAAAACAAAAGCAAATCGCAGCCAAACAACCACGATGCATTATAGCAATATCTTCTTCAAATGACAATGCAAACTCGACAATATCTCCAGTCACTGCTTTGCCAGTAAATGATTCGACTCTTCGAATTAGTTGGTTTGTTACGCAATCGATTGTGAATCCATAAAGATCACTGCCAAACGACTCAAGCTGTTTTACTTTTTCGTTTAGATATTTCACTCTTGGATTTGAATTGAATACTGGGCCTGTGTTTCTACTCATTCGAGGTTGAGTATTGTAAGGCGCTCTAACGATGTGTTCTAAATTATTCATAATGTATGGTAGTAGGTAAGGGTTACGATCCCTTCCGTTTCAGCCCATCTGACCGATCTCCAGGGTTTATAAGGCCCCGCCGCACACCAGTGCTACCTACCAAATTTTATCGATTCGTTGTGTTTCTTTGAACCATGCCACCAAGAACCAGTGCAGCTAGCCATTCTGCTACGCCGTAGTTGATACCTAGTGAGAAAAGTGTATTCAATGACCAAATAATAATCAACGGCCCTAGAATAATCAGAGTAATGATGAATGCCACTAGCAAAAGTTTATTCATATAAATCGTCCAAATCGTCTTCAGCAAAGTTGTTGGGATCAAAATTTTTAAGTCTCTGTTTTACTTTAAGTCTATCTTTCTTGTATTCTTTAATCTGCTTCTTTCGATTCGGGCGTTCATCTTCATCACCATAGAATTCCCGAAAGTTTTTAATTTTCTTATCTTGATTTGACATTTGAATTTTCTTTTTCCCCAACTAGAAGTTCAGGCATCGACTCTTCAATAAGTTTCCTAGTAATGCCTTTGTAAGTAATTTTTTTGTTTTTGATCATTAGAAATAACTGTGCCTCTTCTGGAGACACACTCTCTAACATATCAATAAACATTTTCTCTTTTTGATACTTAGTCAAATTGTTTTGTGTGCCTCGAAGAAAATATCCAACCTTTCTCAACTCCTTAGGCATTCTATTATACCCCCAATTGTCTGGAACGTCAAGAGGTTTGTATGGAGGATCACCTTCTGGCAAATCAAACACCAAATCTTTATGATAGGTTAATTGCAAAACTTTTTTCAAATCAGGCTTTAGATTCGAGATAGCCTTTATCGCACCGCCTCTATCCTTCGCAGGAAGATCAGCGACATGCTTCAGCATCTCTGGCAATGTCATTCTAGAAATATCAATTGGCACTTTAAAACTCCTGTATGTGTTCCATTAAATTACGCATTCTGTTCTTAATGAAAAAGTTAAAAATCTTATCCTTACCGTTTTCTTTAACATTCTCAAACGCATCAAGAATTTTATCCTGATACTCTTGAGGAATCTTTGATAGATCAATCAGACTTTCATTTCTTTTGTAATTCCTCAACATCATAGAATCACAAAAGTCTTCTGGTTCTTGATTGATCCAAATATTTAGTTTTTTCTCTTGAACTGGACGCTGGCGTTCTTCATTTACAAATGTAGAATCCGCAGACAGGATGTTTGGAATGCCGTCACCACGATCACCTCGAATGATATGCTCTTTCAGCATGGCGTTGGCATTTGATGTTCGCAAAAATTTCTTTGCCATTGGACTGTATTGATCAACGTTTGAGAACTTTTGCAATTGCATGAAATCTTTATCACTTGACAGGATCAAAATTCTTTCAGTTGATTCATTGTTCAGATACTTACCATAAGCGTGGCAAATAGTTCCGATGACATCATCAGCCTCGGTTTTGTCTACTTGAATCACTTTATAGGGAAAGTTTTCTTTGATTTCTTCTCGAATTTTGTTTAGAGTTTCGAAGATCAAATTCCAATCGTATGGTGATGCCGCGCGATCTTTCTTTCGGCTTGCCTTGTAGTATGGAAAAATATCTCTGCGCCAATACCCCTTGTCATCCGCGCATATGATAATCTTACCATATGTTTCATGAAACTTGACATTGTACATTCGAATACTATTCAAGACCATGTGACGAATTAGATTTTCGTCAATCTTTTTCACCAGACACTCCAACTTAAAGAGCTCCAGATGGACGAGACCACCGGCAAGCTTCCCGCCAAGGCGAGCGATTTGCTGAAGTTCTCGAACGAAGCGCGTGAGATGTTCGGCGATGAGAGCCGGTACAAGGATCTCGTCTTCGCCGGCGGCCTGCTCTTCGACTTCCTTTTTTACCTGCAGAGAACCCCGCTCATGAATCTCGGCGGCGCGAAGTTCGACGAGACGATCTCGCAGGCCTTCCAGCGCTCGGTCGAGCAGGGACAACTCATCATAAAGATCGCCCGCTACAAGTCGAAGCTCTCGCTCGAGCGCCTGGCACCTGTCACCGCGTTCATCCGACAACTCGCACAAGTGTCGCTCTGCATGCTGAAGCCATCGGAGGGCCCGGAATTCTACAAGAAGGTTTCCCAGCTGAAGCTCACCGAACAGGTTCAGCTCGCGCTCGAGTACAACAAGTTCGGCGTGCACACGGGTATCTTGGCGACCTTCCTGGCGCAGATGATTCCCGAGTTCTCGCCGCTCGAGAGCGCCATGTCGGTATGGGGCGCACCCTACCTCAGCTGGCAGAGCGGGCTTCGGGATGTGCATGATCTCTGCGGGA